AGAGCAAAGGTCGTCGCGGAATAGCCTGTTTCCTTAGCAAAGAAATAACCATTTGCCGCTGTGTTTCCGAGTACTCCCCCGATGAAGATAGCACTGCCATCGCTTAATCCATGATTTGTTGTGGTCGTAATGACGATGGGGCTTGCGTTCGTGGCCCCAGAAATGACGATGCTGCTTTGCGATGGCCACGGCAAAACGCACACCTGCCGGGCTCCCGCCTTGGTGGGATTCAAGAAGATACACTCGGGAGCTTGACCGCTTGAACTTGAAGCAAAGATCGAACCGGCAAAGTCTTGGTCAACGGTGCGTATGGATTTCTGCTTGAGCGTTTGGGGATCGCCGCTTCCGAACTGGAGTTCAGCCACCCAAATCCGCATCACATCCGAGTCGAAGGAGTAAGAGCCCTGGTTTTCCACCAACGGAATAACTTGTTCGTCGCGCGTGAGCCAGAACTGCCGTACAAGATCGTTCAGAGTGCGTTGGAGCAGCGTCACCGCCATCGTGCGCGACATCTGAGGCGTTCGCACCCTCAGTTCGTTTATCAGGCTAGCCCACTGCGTCGCCAGTTTGTTTCTCCTGCTGGTCGAGCCATTCCGCTTCGGGTATCAGAACGGGGAATTCGTGGTCGATAAGGGCCTTGATTGCCATCTGGCACCCTTCCATCCGCAAGGCGTTGTCCCGAAGGGTCTGCCCTTGCTGCTGGTAGTTCTCCAGAATCTTGGTCAGACCTGCGAGAGTGAGAGCGGATTCAGTTTGCCCGGTTTTCATAAGATGTAGTCTACTAGACCGGCGTGAGCATTGCCGTAATCATGCCTCCAACAAGGTTGGTCATGGTACCGGCGATGATAATGCTGAGCCGATCTCCCGCGGCAAAGGTAAGTTGAGCTACCGTTCCGTCTAACGTTGCTGCAGAAGTAGTATTTGCAGTGCCAGAAAGGTTCACGGCAGCCGAGTTGAGAGCCGTACCAGAACCGGCAGCGGTCGTGCCTGTACACTTCTCCATCTTCCACGTGCCTGAGGTTGAGGCCGTGGAGAACGTCGAGCGAGCAGATTTGAGACGCATCGCACGATTCACGACCATGACGACGCGCGTCGCGTCGGTTGCCGTCAAAGGAATGGTGATGGCGATGAGATTACTATCACCATTGGCTTGAAGTTCTCCAGGGGTACCCGTGGAAACAGCCGTTCCCGGAACCAGGTTTATGTTTCCGCCCGAGTTCGTGCCACCTGCGCCATTGCCCGCTGTGATCGTGATCGAGGAGCCGTTCCCAGAGGTTGCTGCACCGACGGAAATGGCGATAGCGCCCGCGACGCCCGAGGTTGCACCACCGGCGCCCGAGGTGAGCGTCAAAGCGCCACCAGCGCCCGTTGCACCACCAGCGCCGCCAATTAGGGATGATGCACCGCCAGCCGCCGAGCCTTGACCTGCGCCACCCGTCACCGAAGCCGCGCCGCCGGTGGCGTTACCCGCCGTGCCAGCGCCGCCAGCGATGGAGGCCGCGCCACCTGCGCCCGAGGTCGCCCCACCGATTCCGCCCGTGAGAGAGACCGCGCCGCCGACACCCGTAGCACCTGGAGTGCCGCCGACCGTCTGCACCGCGCCGCCCGCGTTTCCAGAGGTGGAGGACGTACCGCCTCTAAGAACGACTACCCCTCCCTGCGCCGCCGCTTGCCCGTTGATGTCAAGCGACGAGTCATTCGCATCGATCTGGCCGATGGAGATGCCCGAGGAGGTCATCGTCGTGAGAATCGTGCCAGTAGGCCCGATAATCTCCATGTTGCCGTTCGTGTCGCAACTGATGCCGGACTTGGTCGTATGGACCGAATCCGTGGGGCGCATCTTGAAGCCCCAGTCGGCGTTTTTGGTCGTACCCTTGGACCTGAGTGTTTTTGCCTTCATTTACGCTCCAGGGTCCGCAGCCGTGTAGTGCCAGTCCTCAGCCACCGCCCGGCGACGATGGTAAACGACCGTCTTCTCGGAAAGGTCGTCCTTCATCGGCAGGTTCTTGACCGTGTAAGGCGAGAACTCGATCATCCGCAACTTGTGGAGCGTGTCGTCAGCGGTCTTGTAGTAGTGCGCCGTCGTGCTCGAAAGCTGTGGAGACTCCATCGCCCGGAAGTTCGTGTGGACGTAGCTCTTGTCATTGTCCGGAGTACCTGCTTGAAACTCGGTTTCGATGATGCGCCACATGAGAGGTGCGAGCGTCGAGCCGGTCCAAGCTTCGAATGAGCCCGTCATGTAGAGCTTTTCGCCGTTGAAGTCGGTCTGGCCTCGCAGAAGCGCCCACATGGCTTCAACGGCTTCGGCGTCGAGTGAGTTACCACTTGCTGGCCGGTTCGATTGAGTCGCTACACCTGTCGCCCCCGTGTGCGCGGTGGAGAAGAGGGGCTGACCGTCAACGATGTTGAAGTTCGTATCGAACCCATTGTTGAACAGGCCGCACTCCTCGATATCCTGCGTTCGCATCATCGACAGGGCCGCATCGGTGACGTTCTGAGGGATGATCTTGTACACGTCCTCGTCGGAGTCGTAGTCATACACGTCCCAGCCGAGAGCCCAAAGAAGCGGGTAGTAGTCCTTCAGGTCGAGATTCTCTTTGCGAGACGACTCGATAGGTGCGCCACGGTCGTAGACCTGCGCGTTGCGAAAGCCTGTCGTTCGCTGAACGCGCTTGTAGCCTTCACGGGTGGACTCCTTCGGTGCGATGCGCCCGAGGACGATTTTCCCCTGATCGGCTTGGACCTTCATAACAAGGTCAATGCCGGTGTGGATAAGGTCGAGATCGTAAGGTGATACGCCCATTAGAAGATTACGTTGCTCCTTGCCGCGTCAGCGAGAACCACCTTCTGGCGGTCTCCTACGTCGAACGTGCCCTGATAGACATTGGCCGAGGTGATGACGTCCCCGAGCTCGAACGCAAACGGGGTGAAACAGGGGTTCGAAGTGTTCGAAAGATCGATCTTGTAAATACCTGCGTCGTTGTAACCCGCGTACTTGGTGTCGAAGTTCGTAATCGCTGGAGTCGCGCCGTAGGTCGGCATGACCATGAAAACGTTTCGAGTCCACAGGTAGACGTTGACGAGAGTGTTTGCAGCGAGCGAAGACGAATACGAGATGTCGGTGTAGGTGTGCTTCACCATCCATCCCGCAATCTTGGTCGTCGTGTCGATGGCGGCGCTGGCGGCGGCGGTCCGCGTGACCTGACCCGAGGAGTACTTCCACAGGTCGCCCACCTTCATCGTTTGCGAGGCCGCTACTGGAAGATCGACACGGACAAAGCCCGTGCCGGATACGCACCGAAATTCTGAACTACCGAATACAGCCATGTTTTCCTTGGCCGCCCGGCAAGCACGTTATAGCACAGGAATTCTCAAAACTCCAAGAAGACGTTAAAAAGCCCCCGCTCTTAAGGCGAGGGCTTGGCCATGTCTTTGCTAGAAGAGAGAACGCTTACATCTTACTCCACAAGCGCCGCTTCAGCCGCTCTTGTAATCGCTTCTTCAAGGTCTACGCCCGTTTCTTGGCCTAGTTGCCGCATCTTCTCGGCTCCTCGTTCGATGCGCCGCTCGTGGGCTGCGAGTTCAGCAGGCGTCGCCATGATATCGTCCGCATGACCCGGCTTGAAACCCTTCTTGTCGAGAACCATGGTGAGGTATTGGCCCGCCTTCATCTCGACGTCTCGGATCTGAGTTTCTGGTGTCAGGCCTGGGTTATCGTGACGAGAACGTTGCCGGTTCTTGCGCTCGTGCTCAAGGCGAGGTATCGCCATCAGCACCTTTCCGGGAGGCATGTGGCTTTCCGCCCCTCGGGGGTGCTCTGGATGACCTTCGCGGTAGATAAGCTTAAGGAACATGCCTTCAGGGACCTGTACGTCGCACTTTCGATATCCTTCTTGAAGGTAGAAGTTGACGTCGCACGGGTTTCGACGGTCTGCGATCCTTGGTTTGGGATTGACCATCACGTACACGAGGTCGTCTGATGCGAAGTACGACTTGTAGAGGTTATCGAACTGTTCATCCTCGGGCAGAAAACGCGCCTCGGCAATCGTATCGGCGCGAACGTCAGGAACTGGGACCGCGCCTGATCGCTGAGGAACGTTCGGCTCAGCCCCTTCCTCGATCTTTGCTAGAATCGCATTGATGATGACTTGCTTCTCGGTTCCAACCTTAAAGCCGCATCCATAGTTACGAGCGGTTTTGAGGAGTTCTCCCGGCTTCAAGCCTTCAAGTTCTTCGAGTGTCATTGACCAGCCGCCTTGCGAACGTCTTGCCGGTTCACACGGTTCAGTTCCTCAAAGAAACGAGTCTCGTTCGAAGACTTACCCGCATCGGGCTTGGCGGGCGCTTCGCGCTTGGGTCGCTCCGCTACGCGCGGTGTCTTGGGCGGGGTTTTCTTGTCTTTCATGTCGGTTAAACCTAGGCGATGCTTGTCGTAGCCGTACGTCTTCGCCATGGAAACGACGGTGCCTTGCTTGTGGGCCTGCTCAAGAGCTTTTACGGGTACTTCCTTGAGATTGGCCCGTAGCATGATGACATCTTCATCATCGAGTTCTGGTACAGCTTCCCGAGCCTCTTTGATGAGGGACTCGACGAGACGTTCCTGCTTAACGATTTGGCGCGTCGCCTTGTCGATAATGCGTTGCTGGGCTTCCTTGGGGTTGGTCGTCAGCAGGTAGTCGAAGTCTTCATCCTCGTCTTCCTCTTCGGCCACGACCGTGGATGTCGTTTCCTTCTTTGTCCCTGCGGCATCTTGAAGGATTTGGCGGGCGCGGGCTACTTCGTTTGCAGGAAGGGCTGCATATCCTCTTCGGTGGAGAATACGGTTCAGGCGCTCGTCGTCGATGTCGTCTTCGTCGGCTTCATCGTTCTCTGCTTGCTCTTCCTCGGCACCCTCGTCAACGTCCTCGTTTTGCTCTTGGGCTTGGAGGGTCGAGGACGACTCTTCCTCTTCTTGGGGGGGCGTTACTTGATCCTGCTCTTCGGCCTGTTGAATCGCTGCGGCTATATCGCTCATGTGGTTCCTGGGTTCGGCGCTCGATATGTTTCACGAGAAACAATTCGAACTTACGGCTTTGCATCCATTCTATACCATTAATTCGCGCCTTCATCTGCGCTTCAAGGTTGGGGAACTTGGAGTGGTCCAGTTGCAGCAGCAGGCGGATTTGGTCCTGCCGGTATTCCTCCAGGGCCGCCAGGATTAGCCTGACCGGGTTGCTGCGAAGCGATTCCTGCACCAGTTCCAGGCGCTCCTGGCGCTTGCTGTTGCTGTCCGAGTTGTTGGGCGAGTTGGGCGGCAAATTGGCTCCTTAGCTGCTGCTGCTGCTGCATCTTTTGCTGTTGAATGGCTTGCTGGTTCGCGGCGTCCTCTTCCCGACTGGGCATGATCTTGTGCTTTGAGGGCAGCGTCGAGGACTCCACAAGCGAGCGGATTAGTTCGGGAACGAGGTCCGGATAGCGCATGGCGAGATCTGGGTTCCCCTGCACGGCGATGTTCCACGCCTGGAGAAGCTGAGTAGCTTGGCCTGCGATCGCCTGGGGCGTGTCCGTCGGCGTCTGCCCGTTGACCATAATCCAGTAGTCGGCAAGAAAGTCTTCCTTGGTGACCTGCGGCCCTTGGTTCTGATATTCCGGATACCAGTCGTCGAAGTTCTCCCCGAGCAGGATCTGAACCGAGCGGGCCAGCCTCACCATCCCGAACGCAAGGCCCAGATATTGGTAAGCCTCGATGCCAGTAGCTTGCCCCTGCGCCACCTGCGCGGCCTCAGTCGCCGTCGTGCCTGGGGAGAGATTGCCAGCCGTTCCGTTCTGGGAGATGCGCGCCGTCTCGTCCGCGTTGCGCTTGCCCATCTCGATCAAGGGACCAAAGAGGTTTGTGTTCAGGTGGCCGCCAAGTTGCTGGACGCTGCCGCCTTCCTCCATCGGAATGAACGTGCCGGGGCGAAGCTGGATGTCCTCGTCGGGTAGGCCAAAACCCATGCCGGCCACGGGCGGCATGGAATCGTAGAGGGTCGTCCAGCGCATCATATCGGTGTCGAAGTTCACCGAGTTATGCGTGTCGTAAAGCAGCGTTGCTATGGAGGCTTCGTTGTAGTAGCGCCCCGTCTCTCGCCAGAAGAAGAAATCGTGGTAGAGTTCGGCGTCCGACTTGTACTCTTCCATGAAGAGCAGCATGCCGTCGTTGATTGAGACCACCACCTCGTACCAGGTGTCCTCCCCTTCGCCCTCGAAATCCTCGGCGTAGAGGCCAACGAATAGGTCGACGGCCACGTCCTGAACGTACTTAGCATTGCTAGCGTCCGCCTGCTTGTCGTCCTTCTTATCCGCCATCGTGAGCAAATCTGGCTGGCCTGCGATGATCTGGATGTCGTCGAAGAACCAACCCGATTTCTTGTGTTCGGTGATCCAGTCAACTGAAACCTGGATGATGTCCCCCACGAGCCGTGCTTTCTTGAAGTCGACGGCCGTATTCGGGTAGATGCGGAAATACTGGGTATCGAGTGGTTCGATCTTAAGAGAAGGCTTCTCGGTCTTGTTTCGAACCCGGCGCATGGCCTGATATTCAAGCTTCACCGGGCACTTACTGCGCCGCTCGACCAGGTTGGTAGCCTCAGCGAGCATCAAAGGCCACTGCGAACGTGTCAGGAAGAACGAGACCCAGTACTCAATCTGCTCGTTCGGGTTGCCGTTCATGCCACCCGACTTGAAAAGGAAGTAGGGATCGGCCTTCACCAGCGGCAGGCACGTGAACGCGGTGATGCCGTCCAGCTTGTTACGCATCGTCTGCTGGTTGAACGTGGGCGCGTCCTCCCAGGGCGTCTCAAAGGCCTCAGTGTCGCGACCCAGGTAGGCCTGGTCGGTCCTATCGTAGCTTTCCCACAGGGCGCCCTTGGCTTCCTCGTCCGCCTTGACCATGTTGCGGATCGTGTAGCCGACATCACGACGCTTTGAGGCGGCATCGACGTCGCTGTGAGGGCCTGCAATGAAGTCCGGCGGATCGAACTGGATTTCGACATCGGTAACGGGCCTTGGGTTGCGGTTTCTGTCCTCGAACCCTGTTGATTTAGACTTGGGGATAGCTGCCATCGTCGTTCAAGCGCCCGGATGGTTGCATTCTACACGGCTATGCGCCAAGAGAACCAAAACGCTTGCCGTTGCACTCGACGTACCACTCCATCGGCCTCAAGTCGCTACCAACGCACACTTGAAGCGGAAGTCCCATTTCTATGGCGGCTAAAAGCTGGTTATCATGCACGAATAATTTGGGGAAATTGCCATCATACGTCTTCACAAAGGCTGTGAGGACAGCTTGCGCATATAAGGCGTGAGGGGTTGGATCAAAGTCTTCGTATTTCTTCATGACGCATCGACAAAGGCGAAAATCGCCTGCTCGTGAACGCTCGCGAACTGGAGATGAGGCAACGAGCCCCAGCCGTGCAGTGCCGCCCGCTGGTACCAGGCGAGTAGACCCGGCTCGACGTGCTTGCAACCGGGTGAGGCGGCCAGTGTGATGCCCATATCCGGCCATTCCTGGTACTTGTCGATCAAGGCGAGCCCGTTGCGAGTCTTCTGCGCCGTCGGCAGCGCTAAAGCTACCTGACCGTGCTGCTCCAGCGAGCCTCGGTAGTAGCGGGTGCAGTCCACGGCTCGCAGGTCAACGTCCAGATCGTAGGGGATGAAGGGGCATACCTCGCCTTGAAGCTCTGCGGCCGTTTCGTGGTGGTCCAGGTGGGCATAGAGCCAGTTGTCGGGTCTGAGGCGGTAACAGTCGCCTTTGCGGGGCGAGGCGCAGCCAAAGAGCCAGAGCTCGCCATCGCCACGCGGAAGCGTCCACGAACCGATCCTGACCGACGAGACACGCTTAGCGAAGCCCTGATGGACGATGCAGACGTCACCAGGCACGATCCCGATATCGGGATCAGCCTGAACGCACGTAGCCACAGGGAGCCGCTGCCGCTCCGTCCATCTCGTGGGCAAGATCAGCCCTGAATCTCGCTCGTCGACCGCGATGTGTGATGGCGTGGCGAAGACGGCGCAACCGGGAAGGCACCAGAGCCGCCGAGCTAGCCCTGCGTAGTCGATGCGAGGGCTTCGGTATGACCGGTCGTTGACGGTGATGCTAGGTGCGATCATTGTCATTCGTTGTGCTATCCCAGTAGCCGAGGCGTTGTGCTTCAAGCACAAGTTTGTCAGCTAGTGGAGGCATAGGAATTGGATAGCCGTTTTTGTCTCTCTGGGCTCTGACGAGACAGATCAGCTCCTCGAAGTCTTGCGCCGTTAGTTGAGGGCCAGCATCAGGCTGTGAGGCTTGTTGCCGACGACGGAAGATGGCGCAGCCTCCTGGCGGACAAACGTATTCATCGCTTTTCACCTCGCCGCAGTTGGCACAAATACGGACGTTCGTTTTACTCATCTCTCACCGAATCATTCCCCTAAGTCGCTGGACGCCACCGTGCGTTCTTACCCACTCGGCCATCTCGGCATCCATTCGGACTTGAAGCGTACAGCAAAGGGGCTTACGGGATTTGGGGCGGCCTCGTGTCATCCCATCATCCCCAAGGCGTCCATGACCTCGTCCGTTTTCAGCTTCTCTACGCTAACCTTGTCGATGTCGACGCGGCACAGCCAGCCGTTGAACTTCTCCAAGTGTGGGTTGCGGCCTATCGAGGCTCCGCAGTTGGCCTGCTGGTCGAAGAAGACGAGGTTGTGGCCTTCATAAGTCCGAGGAATCCCAGGTCTGGCAGAATCCATGATGCACTGAACGGCTGGAGCCATCTGACCTGAGCACTCCATGCGCAACGGCAGATCATAAGCCAGCGCCTCAATGCGAATCTCGCAAAGCTCCCCGTGAAACGGAAGCAGGTTCATATTCATGCCGAGCGTCATACCGTGCTGAACGTGGCCCGTGTCCCTGATGACGGTCTCAATCCTCATATCTGCTCATGGCGTCGTTGAAACGACCTTCCTTTTTCCTCTTGAACAGGGTCTGAGTCACCTTCTTAGCGCCGCCCCGCTTGCCTTCTAGGATATCACGAATGTAGATGGAGCCGTAAGCCCAAGCATCGCCAACGTTGGAGTACCAGTTTTTGTCCGGTTTCAAGAGCACCATGCCAGGCCCGCTTACATCCGCCGAGGCACTCACCTTGTATTTGTACTTGCCACGTAGCGCCGCCGTGAGGGTCGGGCAAAGAAGCTCGCACACGAGCATCCCGGCCACGTTGTCGTCTAGAACTCGCTGAAGTTCCCATTCCCCAGCGTCGCGCCTGGTCTGGAACGCGTTCGGCATGGGCAGAATAGTCACCCCGTGCCGCCTCGCCTCGTCTTGGGCACTCCTGGCATCGGTGCCGCTGCGCGTAGTCACCGTTCCGTCCCCCACCCAGAAAATCTGGTTCAGAATCTCGGGGTAGTGGAGCATTATCATGTCTAGGAACGTGGGCATGAAGGTCGACATAGCCGTACCAGCCATGCAAAGCTCCAAAAGACACTGAATCTGCTTGCCCTTCGGTGTGATCTGCTTCAAAACGCCAGCAGGGTTGAGCGTCTGGCCACAGTCCAGGCTCGCCACGTACCACGAGCCAGGAATGAGCGGGATTTTCTCGGTCTTGAATCGAACCGGCACGTGCGATGCCTCAAAAAACGACGGAAAAACGGGCAGGCCATCCTCAATCGTCTCGTCGAGCTCCATTTCTGAAGCCCACTCGTCCGCCGGAACGCCGACCTTTGCCCCAGCCACCCATTCAGGTCCCTTTTCAGGGTCGGCCGAGTAGTGGATCTTGAGCACGCGCACGCCGTCGGCGGTCTCCCACGCCTCACAGCCCTTCGGCGGAGTCGGCCAACTCGGCAGCACGTGGGATTTCGCCTTAAGCTTGAGCCATTCGGTATTGGTCGAGGTGTTGGCGATGGCGACCGCGTGGCCACCGACCTCACCCGGCTCGCCTTGGCAGACGATCAGCATTTGTCCCCATACGCCATTGACCGATCGGTAGCCCGAAAGCTCTTCCGCGACCGCCCGCGTTGTACCCGAGCCGCGAAACGATTCCTTTTCGGCGTTGATCGCCACGAACTCCGAGCCGTTAGGCAGCATCAGTGTCCGCACTTCGCGAACCGTCGGATTATAGGCTGGCTTGCACTGTGCAAGGTTCCATCCCGGGCGATGGATACGAAGTTGCTCGTAGAGGTGCTGCACGCGCCAGATGAACCGCTCCGAGCCTGCTACGCCTTCGTACGTGGCGGCTCCGATCTGGGTAGACGACATGGCGAGCCCGGCATCCCAAAGCTCAAGGCCTCGCATCGCCCACGAGATGAGAATACGGCGCGACTTCCAAAGTGCGAGCGGCTGGCCTGTGCTGCGCGTGTCGAACCAGTGCCAGACCATCCAGGCCAAGTACTCCTTCGGCAGGATCGGAGCGACGCGCTTATTCGCCTCGTTGAATGTGCGCATCTCGTACAGGAAGCCAAGCGCCGCCTCGTACGAATCTTCGCAGTAGGGTTCGGGCCACAGAGGATCGGCGTGGCCCTGACGAATGAGTTCTTGCCGCAAGCGGACTCGCTCCATGTCGGCGGCCTTGAACATGGCATCGGTCGCCTGTTCAAGCGTTACCGGCTTTCCGCGAGTTCTGATGCGACCTCCTTCAGAAACTTGTCGGCGTCCATCGGCTTACCTTCCCAGCGGACAGCGATGCGCCCCACTATCTGGAGCGCCGCCGCGTCGTCCATCTTGTGTTCAACCGTCTGCCGAGGACCACCGGCGATCTGCTCGAAGAGGTCCTTGGCGGCGCGAAAGTCCTTCTTGGCGAGGGCGTCGGCGAAGACGTCGTAAAGCTGGTCCAGGAGGTTGCGCCGGTCTGCCCCTTTGCCGACAGGTGTGTTCATGAGGCGAACAATGAGTGCGTCGCGGTTCACGTTCTCTCTGGAGTACCGACCGTCCTTGTACGCGCCCGATTCTTCGCCCTTGGGAGTGGTGCCGCCATGGAGACGACAGCGCCCATTCTCCATGCGTCTGGTTTGCAGGCAGATACCGCGGGGATTTCCTTTGCGTTTGGTGTTGCGGCGTAGGGGCTTCAAGGCTACGCCGCAACAAGGCTTACCGTCGTCTCTCACTGCCCACACAGGCCAGCCCTTCGCGTCGTAGCCCAGAGGTTCTTCTGCCATGTGAGGCTATTTTACGTCAGGAGGCACATGTGGAGGATTTACAAGATCGAAGTCAGTCCGCATCGCTTTATGCCATCGTCCATCTACGGTTAGAAACCAATGATAGTTCGGACTCTCGACATCGTAGCGTTGTGCCTGAACTCGAAGGGGAACCGTTTCGCCTTTTGGGGTGAAGAACATAGCCTGTTCATCCCATGAAACTTCACAAAAGAAGTCCCGAGCTCGTACGCCTTTGGCTTCCTGAATAGCCTTCTGCCAATCTGGCACCAAAGTGAGGCCCCGTTCGCCTGTGGCCTTGAACAGATTCTCGCCTAGATCACTCATCTGACACCTCGGATGTCTCATCTATAACGGGTTCCCAGTCCAATACCTCTGGCACAACGTCACCTTGCTCCACTATTTCGAATGAAGAATGTCTAAATCCTAGAATGAAGCCAAGCCGTGCGTGATCATAGGCAATCCTCACTAAGTCAGCATCGCTGGGGATACCTACCGGGCGGATAGGCTGATTGCCTAAAAGTATCTCGCACAGGATCTCATCGGGCACATAAAGTGCTTTTATCCGTCGTCTATCTTCTTGCTGTTCAGTCACCGACTCGCCTCGAACTTCAGGTAGGTCTGATACCCGGGTCGCTCGAACACAATCGACCCCTCCACCGTCTGCGGGTTGACCTGCATAATCTTGAACTGGCAATCGCCCGCCTCACCGCCAGGGCCCGAGTAGCTGCCCTTCGCGTACTTACCCTGCACAAGGGCGCCCGTGGCCGCCAGCGTCTCGGTTTTGGATGTGAAGGTCAGTGACGCCGAGCCAGAGACGAGAACGACCGAGCAGGAGCCGTACGCATCGCCGTTGCCGCCGGTCGCGCTGCCGGTGTAGGCGCCGAAAGCGAACGGGATTTCCTTGGTGCCACCGCCTGAGCCGCCGCAGCCGACGGCCAGCAGACCGATTGCCAAAAGGGTTAGGTGTTTCATTTCGGTTCCTTGAACTGCCATCTTTGCTCTACTTCCTGACGCGATTCGAAAAAGCGGTTTACAGTCATCTCGTAGAAGCCAGAAGGCCCATAGGCCAAAATCTTGGGGCCGTCAGCCTCGTTAGGCAGATACGCCGTAACCGTCACGACGCAACGATCGTTTAATTCGGCCATATGCGAGGCCGCCACTTGCCGCCCGATGAGCCGATATGGATTTCGGACATCGATGTCCGACCAATTGGGATAATCTGTACTTGCCATCGTGAACCTCCAGAGTTCGCTTTGGTGGGGGCCGGGTGATTCCGGCTCCTTCATTCTACATCAGTCGTCGATGCCGAGCAAAAACCGCTTCTGGTCCTCTTGGGCCAGCGTGAGCATCCCGAAAGCTTCGAGACGGTTGCCCTTCAGGTTCGTCCAATGATGTTCGCGACCAGTCAGCGGGTCGTGCGTGTAGATCATCACCGCTGACGAGAAACGGAGCTCGTATGCCTTGACTTGGAGGCGATTTATCTGCCTTGTGAGACGACGGAGCAGCAGGTCTGTTTCCTCGACCGACTTATCATCGAACTTACCATCGTCATCGTCAAACCTGTGCTTGATTTTTGTGGACAATTATGCTCTCGCTTTTGATTGGTTCAGCCGTCTATCGACGCGTATCATAGAATGGCCGATGCACCAACCACGGCCGCACGGACACTCGTAGACATGCATCGGCTCCCGATCCCACTTGGGGTTGGCCATTAGCGATTCTAGGCACTTACGTGCGCCTTCTTCATTTGCATGATGCAGCTTATGGGGCGTCCTGCAAACCTCTCGCACTGGCTACCCCATCAACGCAATGAACTCGGGATCGAGTTGCCACTTTTTCGCGAAGGCGCGAACCGCCTCGCGTTCGTTCTTGAAGAGGTCCGGGTGCGAGAGGAGCGACCAGAAGTTGATATGCGCGATCTCCCGCGCGTATTGGGCGAGGATGCTTGCGGTCTCCTCGGCGAAGGCCACTTCCTGGCCGATTCCTGTGGTCGCGAGCTCGACCGCCTTCTTTACGATGGCTGCCCCGAACATGCCGGTGCGGAGCACGTCTTTGCCCAGGTTCGGAAAAGCAGCGCCCAAGCTTCCTTCGATTGCTTTGATGTCGATAGCCATACCTGGCATTCTACAACAACGGCGCAAAAGGAAACGCCCGCCGCTAGTAGGGGGAGCGGACGGGCGTTCAATGGACAGACTAGCCACTTATTAGCTTGTTCATTCTATCACGGTCAGGAGCGAGAAGCAACGCGTATGGCGAGCAAAGCCTCAATCAGCGCCACTACGGCGCCTTCTGACCAGATACGCCCCGGATAGCAAGTAGTGCGGCTATAAGAGCTGCGATCGAAATGCCAGCCGCCAAGCAATGGATGACGACATCGATATGCCATGCAGGAATCCAGGTCATGAGCACATCGATTGCGTGGGTCGTCCCGCAAGCCAAGATGAACGCCACGTACCAGAGAATCAATGATCGAGGAAATTTCAATTCCCTAAACTTTATTTGAACTGAAAACAGGTACATGAGGGCAGGCAAGACATAGTAGGCCAACCAAAGAAAAGCATCGGCGATATCGATGGCGACAATCATGCCGGTCGTCCAGCCGGCACACGAACCTCTGGGTAGAAAGTCGTTCATTCCTTTCCTGCGGGTTGCTTGACCCCGAGAGCTCCCTCGATCTTCGCCAGCGTCACCGTCACTGCCTTGACGTCGGACTTGAGCTCCAACATGTCTTTGTCCCTGATTGAACCGTCGCTCTTCATGACTTCGACCTTCGTTCCAAGCCGCCACAGAGCAGCCATGCCAGCAACACCAAGAGGAATCATCAGACCCGCAATCCACATGGCGACGGTTACCTCGGCTGGCAGGGCTTCGGCTAGGAGCATTACCAGTTCACCTTCCCATAGCAGATGAACTCACCGAGAACGAGTAGGGCGCCCATGGTTAGCATGAGGACGACCGCGCACCCCAAGTTCGTAATACATTCCTTCAGGTATTCCTCGTTCACTTGCCACCGTCTCCAGCAGAGCTCCAGTCGGTGGCAGCGACCTGCACGCCCCATGCTTGGCATTCGGAAAGACTCATGCCAGTGAAGTCGACCGAAGGGAACATCGGAAATACAGCGTGGATGATCGCTAGCGCTTCGGTGGCGAGAAGCCGTGCGGTTGCTGCGTCTTGGGCGGCGGCGAGTTGGTTGAGCTTGTCTGGGAGATCCTGGGGTTCCATTGTTTGAGTGCCTGTGTGTTCGCGTCGGTTGAGCGGATTAGGCGTTCCACGGCTGACCCGAACCGGGCCTCGTAGAACAAATAACCGCCTATCAGTATGACGCCAATTGCGCCAAACGAGGCAACAAACAGGGTTACGAGTTGAATCCGTCCACTTTGACGGGCAGGAAGAACCGGGAGCATTTCCTCCTTCGGGTAGACGCCGTTGGAACCTGACACGCCATCGATTATACGCGGACTTTAGTTACCGCGAGGATCAAGAACGTAAAGCTGGCAGTGACCTTGCCAGCCAAGGCCCGTCCAGTCGCGTGAATCAGGCCCGACGCTGCCATGAGACTCGAAGGTCTTGCCGTTGCGAATGAGAAGCACGTGGCCGATATGGCTGGTCGTCATGGCCGGCGAGAGAAACGCTATGCGAACCTTGCCGTCGTGCAGCTTGCCAGCCTCAACATCCGAAAGCTTGAAGCCGTGGGATTTTATGAACGCGTGCTGGTTTGGCGAGCCGTCGGTGATGTCCACGCCCGCGCACCGCCAGAGCAGGTAGCGCACCTCGCCCGAGCAATCTGTCTTCTCATGCGGCGGGACGGATGTCCACTCAAGGGGGATCTTGTCGCCCAACTTGTACGTCCAGCCGGTCGCCTTCTGCTTGGCGACGATGGCTTCCATAAGGTCATGGTCGACGAGGAGCGACGGCCACGGATAGGCGCTGGTCTTGGGCTGGATTCCACTCACGCAGCCATCTTACACGAAAAAAGACCGCGCCCATACCAGTAGGAACGCGGCCAAGCTTTCGAGTGTTTTTGAGGGAGCATCACGGCTCTTTGACCGCGAGCTGTGGAGGAGTATACCGGATTCGAACCGATGGAGCCTTGTGAGCCCTTGAGCTTAGCAAGCCCACGCAATCAACCACTCTGCCAATACTCCACGAGGTGTTGGAGGAAGACGGAGGAGTCGAACCCCGAGCCTTGCAGCCCCGCTGGTTTTCGAAACCAGTTACCGCCCAAGCAGTCGCGCCTTCCTTTGTGAAATGTTGGCCGGGCTTTCTCGTGTCGGACCTACTGGTACCCGGCCTGCCGCTTAAGTTGCTACGATACGGCCTGAATCTCGCTGAACGAGATCGTCATGCCCGTCAGCGCGACCGTCTTGGCCGCAAGCCGCACGCGAACGACCGCACCTCGCTTCGTGCCGTCTGCGCCATCAGCGAGATACCAGATGATGGCAGCGTCGTCGACCGCACCGACCGCTGTGACCTCGTCCTTCGTGTCGCTTGGATCTTCGTCGGCGAGAATGTTCACGATGGTGCCTTCGCCTTCTTGGACGTGGCCCATAAACTGCGAAAGCGGAACGGGGATCGTCGCGTTCGGATCGTTGGGGTCTGGCATCGTGTCGGTCGTGGAGCATTCCACCTCTGCCGTGGCACCAACGTGCAACTGGACGTCCTGAACGGGAAGCGTACTGAAGTCGAACTGATCGAAAATCGAATCTGCCATTTGCTTACTTTTCCTCCGGGGGCTTTTCATGCCACCCGATATCGATGCTTTTGAGTTTGCGCTTTTGCCCTCGCTGGATAAGCCAGTAGACCAGTCCAAGAAGTCCGGCGAGAAGCGCGATTAAGAGGTAGACGATGGTCCTCACCTCCATGAGCCAATGTTACTCCATGTCAGAAGCGAAAGCAAGGGGAGCCTCCGGCAGGACTCGAACCTGCGACCTTCGGTTTACAGAACCGATGCTCTATCCCATCCTGTTGCATGGTATTCCTAGCGCCGAGTGCACTCAACGCCTCGTTCTGAGCTACAGAGGCACGTGAAGTTTAACACAAACTGGTTACGAGCCGGTGACGGTAAAGCCGCACGACCAGGCTGCCTGTCCCCACGCTTCCATCTGAACCGTGGCGCTGGGTGTAGCGGGGTTGTAGATCAGGTGGCAATACCCACTCGCCTCGGTTAGGCACTGAGGCGTATTGATGTCGAAGACGGCAACCTCGGTGCCCGTCCCTGCGATCGGCACGAAGTCGACCGTGATCGTGTACGAGTGCGTGTTGTACGCCTCGTCGAACTGGTTGTCGTCGTACAAGGCGTTCGGGCTGGCGGTGACTGAGGAGTAGGTCCCCGAAAGCGTGCAAGTGGCGTCCGCGTTCAGGAAGTCAGACCCGCTCAGGCCGCTTTGCGCCTTGTAGAACGTCGTCGAGGAGCTATAGCCGGTCTCGCTCACGTGGACGGTCATGTGCGCGTAGCTGCCGTACGTAAGGGCTGCGTAGTGGAACGTTCCCTGTCCGCGCGATAGACCGGCGAGGTCGGCCCTGATGTCGTTCGGGTAGTGAATCGCCTGGTGCATCGTGGCGGTGAGATCCCCGCCGTAGTTGTCTTCCACGTACGAGACGTTGCCAAAGTCGCTGGAGCCAGCCGTGTGGCCGGTGCAGGTTACGTAGATGGGTGGTGGCGGCGGACCTTGCGCGAAGATGGCTGGAGCAAAGGCGAGAAGCGTGATTAACGCAATAATGTTTTTCATCAAAGTGGTTTTACCGCTTACCACGCCGAAGGCGTTCGGTTGCTTTTCCTCTAAACAGTCTCAAAAGTTTACAGACATCGTGTACAACGCGCTATCTCGGAAGGGGAGAAGGCTTCGTTTACTGCAACAATCTTCAGCTTTTGTGAAATCGAAAGCTGTCAAAAGCTCAGTTCAAGGGAACCTAAAAAAGCCACTAGAGTGATTACTTGTAATCACTAATACCTCCCCCCTACCCCCCTTACTCTAGGGAGCACACTGGAGCCAGCTTTTGAGCTTTTGAGCTTTTGAGGTATGGCGGTCCATTTCAAAAGCTGCGGTCGTTTCACCAGGTTTTGAACTGAGCTTTTGAGTTTTCGATTTCACAAAAGCTCAAAAGCTGAATCAAAAGCTGGATGTAGTCTTACTCGAACGGGTCTAAACCTTCCTCCAAATATGGGTTCACTCGCGTTATAAAACCCCACCGGTATTTACCATCAGAGTAGCCATGTTTGGTCGACTCGATGCCTAGGGATTCGCGGGCGCTGTTGAGGGCGTAATAGCTGATGTTCTCGGCCTTGCGTTCCTCGTCGATCTGCTCGCGCGTGTAGAGGCTCGCTTTGGAAAAGAGTCGTTTTAGGAGCCCTTCGGCGTCCTTTACTTTCCCAAGCTTTTGGGTTGGTGCGGAGCTCTGCGAGTCGAATGGGTTCGCCATGTTGAGGATGTACTGAACCTCTAAGCCTTCCCTGCGGTAAATGAACGGCTCGCCTCGCTTGGTGAGGATGCTGCCCTTCTCGTCCGTCACGACAGCCACAAAGCGCTCTGTCGGATGATGCCTGACCAGAAGTTGGCCGCGATGGGAATTTCGAAACTGCACGGAACCCATACCAAGCTCGCTCGCCTTGGTTCCAATCTCCCCTTTGCGCGTGTGCCGGATATTCCAAAACGTGGCCTGAGTGCGCTCTGTGACGCCCTGAAGCCGCTGCATCACAGCTTGGGCCGGTAAAGCGTTATAGACGTCTGGCATGATCCCCTGCAAGAAGTAGAATAGCGCATCCACGATCACTAGGCCAATACCATGGCTCACGATGTAGTCCTCAACCATCGCAAGACCCTTAGGATCGAAGTCGATAGGCTCGCGGTAGAAGTGCATGCGCTTGAAATCACCGCCGTTGCCCCTAAAGACCGTCCCAAGCTCTTTGCTCGTGTCCTCGCCCTTGTGGAGGTAGAGGACGTTCACCGGCTCTCTCAGCGTGTTTGCGATCGGGATGCGGCCAGAAGTCAGGGCAGCCGCCCAGGCAAGGGTCAGCGTCGATTTGCTCACGCCACCTTCCCCGTCAAGCAAGATGCACTTTCCCTTGGGGAGGTACGGCTCTACGAGATAGGAAACCTCGACCGGCTCAAAGGTGGCATCGTCGAAAACTTCCGCCTCTATCGAACTGGTCAGCTTTCTGAACTGGCCGTTCTTATGGGCGGCGGCAAAGACCTCGTCGTAATCTCCGCCCCGATCGACCACCCGAGCCAGATGGGTGGCGTAGTCCCGGAACTTACGGATCTCCGATTTCTCAATAACCTGTTCGCAGTAGTAAACGATATTCGCTGGCGATGGTACGAAGTCAGCAACTTGGACAAGGTAATCCTCATTACCGATGTCGTGCAGCTTTTTTGCCGTCTTCAGGTGTTCCACCAAAAACTCGATACTCACCGGTTTGCCGGCCGTGTGAAGCGATTGCATCGCCTTGAATATCTCTTGGTGTGAAGGGCGGTAGAAATCCTCTGTAACAAGCCGTTTGAGGCCTTCTGTAACGGCTACTCCGTCGAACATCATGGCGCCAAGAGCGGCCATCTCCATCTCAAGCGAGTGAGGTGGCTCGCGCATTAATCAGCCAGCCTTTGAGCAACGTTCCGCGCCAGCCTACGAAGAAAGAACCATCTTGGGGAGAAACCCTGCTTGTCGAACTCCTCAGCCGCATAGCGCAGCAAGCGTGAGAGCAGAGTAATCAGTTCTTGTCTGAGTGGGGCGGCAGGCCGAAAGTTTGGAACCTCCGGCGGCACATTGCCGGGGCCTTCGCCCCACTCAGGTTGTGGTAAAAAATCGTTCATATGTGCCTTTCCTTGGCGGGTTCCAATCGCCGCACCTATTTTACTTTAGGTCTCCCAATTCGCGCATAAGCCGTTCGCCGATAAACTTTGTGTAGGCGGGTGGTATCGCCTGAGACAACTCAGCCATAGTCATCCAAGGAATCCCCATCGCGATCCGAGCCTCGGCAACGCTGTAGGTCTCTCGGATCTGGTTGTTAACGACGTTCTGCTGAGCAGTCGACCCCGTTACGGACATTACTCGCCGACGTCTGTGTTTGGCCCCTTGATCATTTGCCGTGTGCCCCACGACCCCGATGGTCCTGCGCACTGAATACTCGCGATTGATGGAGCGATCACGAGCTTTGCTACCAAACACGCCGATGACCCCACCAAGAGACCATCCGTGCTCGCAATCTGGCACAAATCCGCTGAACCAGGGAGCTTCGAAATACCGGTGCCTTTGCAACTCCGCCCCACAAGGGGTTCCGAGCCGGAACATCGTTCCGCAAAGCATTAGGTTGGCCCGAATCGGCGACCCGGGAACGTTCTCGATCATGTAGGGCAATCCTAACGAGATCAATGCATCGCGGGTCGCGTCCAGCAGATCCGGATATTCCTTCTCGGGATGAAGCGAACGGAGCGACGTATACGACTGGCAAGGCGGCGAAGCATGAATCGCATCGAACTCGCGCCCATGCTCAGCCAAGAACTCGAACGCGTCGGCCTGGTGAAACTCGAACGGGTAGTTCTTCTGCGGCTCGATGTCGACGCCCACCACCTCGAACCCCGCTTGGTGGTAACCCATCGCTGCGCCGCCAGCTTTGCAATAAAGGTCAAGAAGCCTTGGCCGTTTCATGATCGTTTTCGCCCGAGGGCCTTCTCGACTTCAGCGAGCGTTATCTCGCGCTTGGAGAGCTCCCACCATACGCCGATCTTCTCGGCGCCGAAGATGATGGCGCGGTTGCCGCATTTGAGCCACATGAGAAGGTTGTCGATGTGCCGCCGGTTGTTGTAGATGGTGATCTTGGTCGAGGTCATCTTCGTAAACCGCTTGCCCATATCGCTCTTGTGGCAAATCTGGCCGCCGATCGGCTTTGCTCCCAGCTTCATGCCCAGAACATCGAATAGGCCCAGGAAGTCCACCTTGACGACGCCGTGCGGCCCGCAGTCCTTCTTCCCCTCTGCGTTGAAGGCGAAATATCCCTCGTCCTCCATCAGCTTGAGGACGCGCGGTGTGTGGTTGGTCTCCTTCTTTTTCTTCACGCGCCCAAGGAGGTTCGTCTGATCTCGGGCAGCCGCGTTGATGTCTTCTCCATCGATAGGATCTACGTGCCAGAGCGGAGCATCTGGAATGGACTCGAACGGGTCGTAGTCTTCGCTCATAAGGCCATCGTTCCTTGCTTTGCTTTCAAAGCCCTCGTTTTTCTGGCGTTGCTTTGACGCATCGGCATGTCTAGTCTGTTGTGACAACGCTGGCAAAGGGCAGCAAGGTTATCGTCGTCGCAGTTCATCGGGTTTGGGTCGGCAAGATGGGCGACGGTAAGGACGATACACCGAGGCTTTGGCCCAAGACCGGCGGCGTAGTTCTCGCTCGCGTAGAAGGCTTCAGAACTGCCAGCGCGAACCACCTCGTCGCCAACGCGAAGGTCCCCGTGCTTAACACCGCAAAACTTGCACTTCCACTCTTCGCGCTCTTTAATGCGCAGGCTAATAGCTTTCCAGTCCTTCGGATATTTTGAGTAGTCACAGGGCATTATTCACACCTACCTGCCACTGCCGTAAAATCTTCGCGTGCTTTCGGATGTCGCCGTCCTCGAAGAAGGCTAGGTAACCAAAGTCGCGAACCGCATCATCGTCGGGAAAGCGGACGCCTCGTAGAATTTGACTCATTTCTTCAGCTTCGCCCTATCCAGTTGGTCCATGTAATGCTTGAGCTTGGACTCCCAAAAGCCAAGGTGGGCGAGGGCGTTTTCCTTTGCCCCCCCCGTTTGCCGATCGGCAAGCGCTTGGTACTCAGAGCACCGGGCCCGTGCGGTCGCGACTGCCTTTTCGAGTTCCTGTAGTTCAAACACGGAGCCTTCCAAATGTGTGAGCAAGCGACCAAGCAGGCCGGCAAAGCGTGATCATCTCAGCCTTGTACGATTCCAGAACAGGAATCGCCTCGTCAACCGGGCAAGCCTGAATAGCTTCATCAAGAGCGACCATAGCCTCGGGGTATTTGCGGATAGCTCGCAGACGACGATATTCCGTGATCTTGGCTTGATAAGCCATAAAGCTAGTGTCCACTTCGAATAATCCCCTTGTCGATTTCCTTTATGTGTTCTGCCGTCGAGTTTTTCGACATCGAAATACAGCACTGAGCGGCGGATGCCACCATCCAACCCGCAACGACCAAAGCGCCAATACAAAGCACCGTGTAGTGCCACATCTTCTTGAGTTCGCTTTCGTCTGCATTCATTTACGCAACCTCCGTTAACTGTTCGTCGGCCGGCTCATACCGGGCGATCAAAGTGTCGAGCAAGATGGCTTCGGGCATTCCCTCACGCGGACCAGATTCCCAAAAGCCGAATACGCTGTGCTTGAGTTGGGCCGAGAAATCAAGATCAACCTTGAACACTCGGCCCGTTTGTAGTTCGCGGTAGCGGATGGCTAGACCGCCGCCTCAACAGGAAGCGTGGGCTGGTCGATGAACTTCTTGGAGACCTGGCCCAGATCGGCGAGCTTGTTGTCGTAGAGACCATGGCGCTGAACCACCTCCACCGCCGTGCGCACCTCAAGCTTGCGAACGTACAAAGCTCCGCTGGCGCGAACGTCGCATTGCCAGAGGGCCTCATCAAGTACAGCCTCGCGCGACTTCCGATCCATCTTTTCCCAGATCGTCTGGGCGACGAGGATCAGGAAGAAGGCATCGCCGGGCCCTTCGGTCGATTCGTTGGCGCCGTCCCAAAGCTGGGCGAGCCAGGCGTTCAAGCCTTGGATCTTCATCGGTTTGACGATGACCTCTTTGCCCTCGGATTTGGACGCTTCGGAAACGTACACGTAGAGGACGCGCTGAGGTCGCAGCTTAGGGTAGTGATCCTTGATGAGCAGATTGCCCATAGTCTCCACTGGATCGGCCATGCAGAACGTTTTCGGCGGCCTATCCTCACCCCGACCATTGCCGGTCATCTCGGCGTCTGTTTCTTCGACTTCTTCTTCGGTGGCAGAGCCGTCGAGCATGTCTGCTACTTGCTCGTCGGTCGCTTCTGCAAGTGAAAGGTGGGTTTTTCTTTTTGGCATGGGTGTTTTCCTTTTGATGTATGATTGGATGTCGAATATCTGGCTAGGCGGTCTTGTCTTCGGGCGAGGCCGCTTCTCTTTTTGCTCGCTTGATCGAATCGTGCAACGTATTCTTTGGAACGTTGAGCAACGCGGCTGCTTCCGTTAGGCTGAGCTTTCCTAAGTCTATGAGTTCGCCGTAGATTCGGGCAACATCGTTCTGGAGTTTTCTCGGCTTCGCCATTGGGCTCATTGTACACGCATTCCGAACTATTTAACAAAAATTTGAACTTATCGTAAAAAATATGTTCGGATTGGCCAACATATGTGATAGAGTTTGAAAGCAAAAGAAATTTTTGCGAGGAAGAGACAATGAGCCAGAAAACGACATCACAGCGACACCGGCGGCCTAAGTGGGCCAAGCAACTGACGGCCAAAGAATGGCTTCACCTCAAGGAAGGCCAGTGCAAGAAAGTCCCAACCTTGCAGGCTCTTCGGAGCGATGCGGCCACATGCCCCGAGTGCAAGGCGATTCTCGAAAAGCTCGAAGAACCGCAGATGGGAGGAGTGAAGTGAGAACTACCGCCAATCCCACGGCGCACGGTGCCGTCATCTCATCCAAGAAGGAGCACGCCGCGCTTCGCAAGGCCCGAATCGAGCAGCGCCAGCGCCGCCGAAACGCAAGGCTGAGCGCCCAAGAGGAAATGTGGCGAGAGCAAGCCGCAGAGGTGGGCTTCTACGCCGGTGGCCTTGGACTTCGCCGCTCGTGTGACGCCGCGTGGGGGTGCTGAGATGTCTTTCAATCGCGCAGCCGTTCGAGCCGTTGCGGCTCTGAAACTCACCGGCAAGAAGACGAAGCGTGTCAGTGACATTGAACAGGCTATCCGCGAAGCACAGCGCAAGTGGCTGAAGGGCCGAGCCTTGAAGGGAGGTCGCTAGGATGTTGGATCGAGAAATGCCCAAAGGATGGCAGGGCCACAAGTGGGTAGAAATTGACGAGGGCGGCGACATCGATTACATGGCGATGCACTCGGAACAGCACAACGGTCCAGCCTGCGAAAATTGCGGGCTCACGTTCTGCGAGCATTGCCAAGATTGGCGCGACCTTCCTCTTTGCAAAGAGGAGAACCCGTCGTGACCTTCTACCGCTACCCCGGCGACCGATCCGCCGACCTCGCCCTCAAGACCCAGAGTCGGGCCGACAAGGCCTTCGATGCGGCGATGACGGCGCTTGACTCCATGCGGATCGGTGAGCACCGGCGGCAGCTTGAGCGGTACGTCCGCTATAGCGCCCTTTCGGTTCGGCTCCGACGGCTGGCCGACATTCGGAATAGGAGAGCAGCATGACGGACTTCGAAAAGCAAATAGAGGACATCCGGCAGCGTGCCATCGAGGCGAACCGAAAGATCGGTGCTGATGGGGTACTCGGCATTCATGCAAAGTTGAAGGGAATCACGATAAGCCCCCTGGCGGCGCAGCGGGTCAGCAAGCCTGAACTTACAAAGGACTGGCTCATCGCCCAGATTCCCGACTTGCTCGACTTGGCACTTTGGGTGCACTACGAATTCCAACGCCAAGCCACTGAGAAGAGAACAACAACAACTTCCCACTAAGGAGAAAACTATGGAAAACAATCAGAAGTACATTATTCGCTGTGATCGGGCTGGCGTCTTCTACGCCGAAATAAAAGAGCGACGAGGAAGCGAGGCAGACCTCGTAAACGTTCGCCGCGTCCACGCCTGGAGCGGTGCGGCTTCGCTCAGCCAAATGGCACTTGAGGGCTTGAGTTCGGACTCTCGCGTAACGATGGTCGTTCCTGAAATGACGGTGCTGGGAATTATCGAACTCATTCCCTGTTCAGAAGCCGCCGTGAAATCGCTTGACGGAGTAAAGGTGTGGAAGGTTTAGCCGAACGTATCGATCGGTTCCTTAGCTCCGGCTCCGGCTTCGGCTTCGGCTTCGGCTCCGGCTTCGGCTTCGGCTCCGGCTCCGGCTCCGGCTCCGGCGACGGCTCCGGCTCCGGCTTCGGCG